GTAAGTGTTTTGTTTGTTAGGGTATTAGTACTTGAGTCTAATACTACATTACCACTTGCATTTGGAAGTACTATCTGGTTATCTCCAGTTGGTTCTACAACTTGTAAAGTGGTTTCGTGTGCATTTGCAGTTGTACCTTCAAATCTAATCAATCCAGTTGCAGAGTCACTAAAAGTAATTTTAGTACTTAATGCTTGAGAAATACCATTACTATCCGCAGAGAATTCTCCACCTAAAAGATTATAGATTTCTGTAAAATTACTGTTTATCTTAGTTGCAGCCGCACGGAGAGTATCACCCGTTCCGTCATTCGCACTACTTCCGTTTCCTATTACTGATTTTCCCATGTTTTATTTCCTATGTCCTATTTATACAAGTTATAAACCTAATTCCTAAAAAGTTTCAAATTTGTCTTGGTCAAATGTTTCTGTTGTAAATTCATTACTAAAGTCTATAACATAATTAACACTAGTCTTACCAACTAAACGTCCGTCACTATCTGGGTTTAGAGTTGTCAAAGTACCAACACCGTCTGAGTCTAAATCAAATGTAGGACTTGTTCTTAATTCTGCAGCTCTCATAGTGCGATATTGTTTTTCTAAATCTGGTAGACTAACAGTTGCAAGTGAATTAACTAGATTATCATCAATGATAACTCTTAGAGTTGTACCACCACTATCTAAAAGACCAGTAATTTCTGGTGTGGTCTGATTAACTTGACTGAATAATGCAGTATTGAAACCTACCACATCAATTGAACCCGCATCTGAGTCTACAATAGATAATGGTGAAGATGTATTAAGAAGTCCAGTGTTTTCTAATCTTACTTCTGAACCAACAAACATTCCAGCGGGGTGAACAAATAACTTATAGGGTCTTTCCCAGTCTTTTTGTGATAGTTCACTAATTATTCGTATTGCAAAAGTTTGATACAATTCATCATTTGTTAAAAACTTAATTGAGTTCGCACCTATTTCAGACGAACCTACAGTAAAAACATCTTTTTTAGGATAGTCTACTTCTACATCAATACCGTAGAACATTCTAAAAAATTGTTGTATTGAAAACTTAGTACCTTTAGTACTGTATAAATTATGTGAGAATTTTGCGGCTGTTCTTTTATCAATAAATCCTTCAAAGTATGCTTGTCCTAATAACAATTCATCTTCTATATAAGATAGTAGAGACTCGTCTACCTGATTGATATCTCTTGCATAAAATAAATCATTTACTAATCTACTTGGAGAACCGTCACTGTCCTCGAAGTGAAAATATTCTTTTAAAAACGAGACAAATTTAGGATACTCAGTTTTGAAATGGTCTGGTAAAACTTTCTCTACATCACGACCCGTAGCAAACGCAAGTTCTCTACGATTATCATCTCTTAGAGTATCGTCTACTTTATGTCCCATATTAGTTTATTACACTCGAGTCTACTTCAACTGCAGTGACAGATGATTGGATTGCATCAAACTCAATTACATTTTCTCTCAATGGTGTCACAAAAGATTGGTTAGCAGGTACTACACTTACCTTAACAAATGTATCTCCAGTCACAATACTATCTACTTGTAATCCAGTTATACTAACGGTATCTCCACTAAAAGAACCAACATTATCAACAATAACTTCTTGGGTCAAATTTGAAAATAGTTCTAATATCGTAGAACCCAAACGATTTCGGATACTACAACTTTGATTGTTGAAGTTAAATGCAGAAGAAGTGACTATTCTATTTACATCGTCTGCGACTGCGATATCCATTGGAAATTTTAAACTATGATTTTCTACTGCGGTGAGTGTTGGAGTAAATCTTTGTTGTACTTTTAAATTCATTCGAGAAGATAAAACTGCGGGACTTACTTCATCAATTAGTGCTAATAGATTAGACCTTCTGAATGATTGACCAAACTTACCAGTTTTAGTACTAAAATAAGATGAAATCTCATTGTCTATATTTGTTTTAATAGATGCTTCACTTTCACTCGTTAAGTTAGGATTAAACTGGAAGAATGTAGTAGTTTCAAGAAAAGTCTTAACTGGGTCAATAAACTTAATATCAAAAGATGCAACTGATAAATCTTTGAGTAAATCTACGATTGCATCTTTAGTTTCTTGTTTTGTTGCATCACCACTTACAGTATCATTTTCAATGGTATCGTTAAATAGTAGTGATAAGAACACTACTCCAAATTCTGGTTCAAGTGCATCTTGTCCACCAAATGCTTTTATATCTTTAATTAAAGAACTAAAGTTTCTTTTTGTTAGGGTTGCATAGTCATCTGCAGTCACAGCTCTGTTTTGAGTTGCATACTGGAACGGTGCAGTAGTTCTGATAGACTCTACAGTTTCTTTTGGAGCACCACCCGAAGAATTAGATACGGTTGAGACAGATACAGTATATCCAACACCGTTTACTTGTACTTGTTGTTGTGGTGCGAATACCTTTGCACCATTAGCATCTGCACCTTTTACTGATAGATAGTCAACTGTGACCTTGTTTCCCGCAACTGGTGATATACCTAAAGTAGTCTTGTTTCCAAAACTTAATTCAAAGTTTCCATTTGGACTTTCTTTTAGTATATAAATTCTTGATAGTTCTGTTAAACTGGTTGCGTTTCTTAAATCAGTAAAGGTTGAAAAGGTTGTTCCACTTGCAGTTTCAAAGTTCTTAACAACTGCAGTATCAATATCCATATTTTCGTCTGGAATGATATATGCAAAGTTTTCGGTTTGTCCAGTGATTAGAAAGGTTTTGGTTGTTGCAGTTCCCTCAAACACTTTGATGTTTTCACTACCGTCTACTGTAGTAAATTTATATGCACCCGCACCGTCATCGGTTGCGGATATTTCTTCTTGAGTCTGGAATACATATGAGATGTCATCTACAGTTGCATTAAATTTAAAACCACTTGGAATTGTGACTTTGTTTGGTCTACCAGAAACACCCGCAAGACTGATTGACATATTAATAACTCCCTGAGAAGAGTTCATTGAGTCTGGTACATAACCAATACCTTCTGCAAGTGAAACAATAGAACTTCTTAATTGAGCACTTCCAAGATAAGACTCATTCAATGCAAAGTTAGCAATCAATCCATTGTAATGTGTGTTATATGCAAGAACATCTAGTATGTTAGAAAGACCAGACGCTTCAAAGTTATAGTCCGAAAATTCATCTTGTTGTGCAAGAAATGTTTTTAGATTACTTTTGATAGATTGAAAATCTAATGCGGTTGATTTAATTGTTGTTGTTCCCATGTTATCTTACCCTTTCGATTACTGTAGAAAATTCTACTATAACTCCCGTATTTATTACTTTGAACTCTACACTTACATGTAGTGCATTTCTATCTGCGTCAAGTGTGACAATCAAATCCAATACTTCTGCACGGGGTTCGTACTTTTCAATAGTAAATAATACTTGGTCTTTTATTTCTTCCGCAGTACTATCAACTGCGAGTCCGAACAATCTACCTTGAATATCTCCACCGAAGTCAGTATTAAAAGGTTTCTCTAATCTATTTGTTAGAAGTAGAGTTTTGATTGATTGTTTTACTGCGGCCGCATTCTCCTTTTTAAATATATCACCACTTGTTCCTTTTGCTTTGAAGAATAAGTCGATGTCTTTATAGTTAGACGAACGACTAGTAGAAATGTTAAAAACATTTAAGTCGCCTTGGTCTTCTTTTGCGTATGCGTTTCCCATGTATCTATTTATACTCGTTTGATTATTTTATCGTTATAAATCATCATCATCTCCTATCATAAATGTATCTGATTGAGTACTCTCATAGAATGATGCAATTCTTCTTTCTTCTTCTCTTTGTTCTGGAGTTAAACTTGCTAGTCTCTTTTCTTCGACTCTTCGTTGTCTTGCAAGTTCTCTTCTTCGGGAGTCAGCTTGTGCTTCTTGTAATTTTCTAATTCCCTCAATTTGTTCTTGACCTTTTTTTGTATTAGGGTCAACTGGTAAACCAGTATCCTTGTCAATTAAGTTTCTTGTTCCAGCTAAAACTTCCATTGTATCTTGTTCTACATTTTCTACTGACTCTTTTACTATATCTAAGTTTTCTGGGACTTTAGTTAACTCGTGACCACTTCCTACTGGACGAGTATCCGCAAGATTGTCAATAGTCTCTTCTGCTTCTAATTGTTTTTCTAAGTTTCTTGGTTGGTTCTGTAAGGTTCTTCCATGTGAACTTTGACCAGATGTATCGTAAGTAATTTTACTGGATAAGTTTCTTTGTACTCTTCTATCGTTTCTATCAAAGTATTCTAATACTTCAATAAACTCACCGTCAGATTGTAGTTGACCATTAAAGAAAGTCTTAATCATTCTGGTAAAGTTTACATTAAAGTCTTCACCGACAGTAGGCATTTGCACTCCAATCTGTGCAGTGAGAGTATTGTCTGGATTATAAGAGTCGTAGTCTAATCGTATCTCACCATAATCCGCATAGTCTTTCCAGTATTCTGCAATATCAAATGTTGTTTCCAAATCAACAATACCGTCATTACCAATGACTTGATAGTATACTAATTCACCTTTACTTTTCAAAAGTGTATCTCCAGATAGAGTTTCATCTGGGCCTGCACGGTAGATACCTTCACTTACTATCAATCTTACTTTGTTGAATAAATCTATATTACCATTTATCATACGCATCATTTCTGCTTGTAGATATAGTTGTCGTGCAATCGCTTCTCTTTCTTTTTTAGTACCAATATGATTAAAAGATGTTCTGTCTCCATATGCACCAAGAAACTTTGCAATGGTTATACCTGGCCCTAACTTTGTTGCA